AAACTATGGCGGGAGGACTTATGCAATTGGTCGCATATGGAGCGCAGGATGTATACTTGACTGGAAGCCCTAAGGTGACTTTCTTTCAGGCGGTGTACAAGCGCCACACTAACTTCGCAATGGAGACGATCGAGCAGGTCGTGAACGGTTCGGCGGGGGACAGCGCCCGTCTTTCCGTGACGGTTGCCCGGAACGGTGATCTCATCGGTGAGATGTACCTCGAGCTCGAGTCCAACGTGCGGGTGGTTCTTTCCCAAAACGGTAACACTACAGCCACTGGCTCGGGTGAGTGGGTGGCCGAGCGTGCCGTGTCTGATATCGAGCTGACCATCGGTGGCCAGCGCATCGATAAGCACTATCAGAAGTGGTGGCGCCTGTACTCCGAGCTTTACCTCGATGAGGCGAAGCGCGTGCAGTACGGTAAGATGACTTCTTCCTCGGTCGTGGGTGGGGATGGTACCAAGAACAAGGTGTACCTGCCCCTGGTGTTCTTCTTCAACCGCAACCCAGGGCTTTACCTCCCTCTCATCGCGCTCCAGTACCATGAAGTGCGACTTGATATTACCCTATCTGCCTCCTATTCTAAGTACTTCTCAACCAACGGAAGTGTCAACTCGACCAAGGTGTGGGGTAACTACGTGTACCTGGATACCGAGGAGCGTCGCCGGTTCGCCCAGAAGGGTCACGAGTACCTGATCGAGCAGGTGCAGCACACTGGTGTTGATACTGTGGAGGCCCAAGGAACAAAGCAGGTGCGTCTCTCCTACAACCACCCCGTCAAGGAGCTTGTCTGGTGCTTCTCCTCTACTGGTACCGCCGCCAACGGAAACGACCTCTGGGATACCACCGCCACGACCCGCAACCTGGTCCAGATGGCCACCGGTACGGCGGGCTTGACGGCTGCGGATTTATCCAACTGCCTCGTGTCGCCCAACGCGTGCGGTGCTCCTATGCTTTTCCAGAACAAGGTGAACTCCAACGTCTGGCTTGAGGAGGCTCCCGTGGGTGCCACGCACCCCGTGGGTCCTCTGTCCACCTTCAAGCTGATCCTCAACGGTCAGGATCGGTTCAAGGAGCAGTCCGGTAAGTACTTCAACCAGGTGCAGCCCTTCTACCACCACAGCGGTAACCCGTACCCGGGTATCTACTCGTACTCCTTCGCGCTCAAGCCCGAGGAGCACCAGCCCACCGGTACCTGCAACTTCTCGCGCATCGACAACGCGCAGGTCGCCGTGGCTCAGAAGGCCAACACTGCCCGCACCACCAACATGCACATGTTCGCCGTGAACTACAACGTGCTCCGCATCCAGAGCGGTATGGGTGGTCTCGCCTTCAGCAACTAAGTTAACTAATTAATATACTCATTTGACGAGAACTAAAAATTCTCGCATAATGATTATAACGCTTCAACTTTGTTGAATATGCACGTGTCGCGAATTACTACATAAACGAAATAACCGTAGAATGCTAAAAAACCGGTAATTAATGTCACGGCGATGACTATCTCCATCTAATAGTATTAAAGATTTAACTCGCTAGCCAATCAGACATGAGTTTCGACCATATCACCGATGACTATTCGCGCACCCTATTGTTGGACGTATATCAGGCGATGTTCAAGTCAAATTCATGGGATGCCTTAATTGCACATGGTGATGAGACTGGGTTTCAGTACACAGATGTTGCTAAACCTTTGCTTAATCATATGAAACTCTTGGACCTACATTCAGGAAGTTCCATGGCGTGGGTGATGTCCCACATGAAAAAGATCTCAAAAATGGGTTATGTGGGATATGTTAAAGATTTCATGAGACTACAAACTTAGTAATGAATGATGAGTTCAAGCGCTTATGGGCAATACTCGTATGCCAAATATGGGCAAAATATCACCTTGGACGAACCAGACCACAACAGACCTGGTCTCGTCCAACGGAGGAAGAACTTAACCCCGGATATCTATTCGGACACTACCTCATGGTCGAACCAGATGAATTTAGATCGTGGCTTGACTATCAGCGTTGGGGTGAGAATAAGGAACTTACTGACTACCAGTGTTCTTTTTTTGAATACATTAAGGAAATGGTTGACGAGATCTACCCAGATGCCGATCGAACCGACTTGGGAATGGCTCTCATTTATGGAGAGGGGACTCGCGACGACGTAGCGACGATTTTGAACTTGATGCCTTCCTCCTTTCTTTCCGAGCCCTCTGGTTCGCAGCCATCCGTGCACGAAGCGCTCGAATCTGGAGATTGATGAGATCACGTTCGCGTTTAAGTCGCTCTTCTTCCTGAACCATCTCCCAAAACGCCTTGGCAGTAATAGTATCCATCTTATATTAAACAATAATTTATTTGTCTAGATTAGAAATGGACTTTGAAGAATTCCACATAAGAGACGTGATGAAACTCTTGCGTGAAATAATTCTCCCGCGACTTTGTGACCTTGAACAGGAAGTTCAACTTTTGCGCAAGACCACCTGGCCGATATGTCAAGCCATGCGCGAACACTACTGTTTTAAAATTGATGAAAATGCAAACATTTCACGCCAGCTCAAGGCGCTGGTGGATCCAGAGGAGTATCGTAGAATTGTTCACATGAAGGAAGAATTCAAACATAGGTACTGCGATAAATTTCGCAACTCATTGTAAGGATGCCATCCTTCGGGGACATTGTGTGTGTTTTGGATCTCGCTTGCCGAAAAAGTATAGGCACATCGATGCCAGACCAGTTGTTATCTAAAATTGTTCGAACAGCGCGGCAGCGACCAAGGCGCTACGTCCCACCCAAAGAAATACCAATAGAAGCCCCACTAAAAAAGAGACACACAAAGGCAATAGTGAAAAGGAGAGATAAGGGACCGATCAGAAAATGGAAATTGAAGGGTGAAAGGAGACGCAAGGGAAGATTTTAATAGATGATAATAGAAAGATGAGTGCGCTTATTGTTCCAGCGGCACTTATATTTGCTCTAAATGTAATAACAACACAACCATCTGCGCAGACGAATGACCCAACTATGAAAGCACTTAAGTTGGGAAAGATTCAAGCTAAACGCAAACGGAAGCCAAATGTTATTAAATTTACACCAAAAACTCCTACTCGTCCTTCTTCACGGCCTCAGTCTCTTCTTCGGTAGTAGTGACCTTGAGAGGGGTCATCAGAACATCGTCAAAGTTTTCGTTGCGATCCTTGGCATCGGCAAGTTTGGCATCAATAAGCGAACGATACTCCTTGGCATCCAGTTTGGATACCATGGGAGCAAGGAAATGGAAAAGAACGGCAAACACTGCAGTGTGGACCAGAAGTCCGGCGGGGGTCGGTGCCCCGTTCATGGCGATCTTGAAGAAACGCCCGAGCAAACTCTCGACCAGTTTGTAGGTGGCGGGGTTAGACACCACATAGAACAGGACGGCAGCAAGCAGAACTCGCGTAATCATAATCATTTGTAATTACTTACTATTAAAATTTACTTGTAGTACATCTTCTCGCGGCGACGGCGCATCATGAAGCCCTCGCGACCCATGACCTCGGCGGCAATCGCCTGCTCGGCCTTGACGACATCCACGGCGACATCCTCGGCGACATCGAGCAGACCCTCACCAGCCTTCTCGGCCTCCTCGGCGACCACGACCACGGCGGGGCGCTTGAGCATCATGAGACCATAGGAAAGGAGACCGAAGACCACGGCGTGCAGAAGCAGACCTGCGGCCGAAGGGCACCCAGTGGTGGCGTTGGCAACCTTGAAGAGACCACCGAAGATCATCTGGACAAGACGGTAGGTGGCGGGATTTGCCACGATAAGGAACAGGAGGGCGGCCTGGAGAGAAGCCATCACCTTGGGGTCACGGAGAATCATATCAATCATCTGCATCATTATAATCTTACAGTAGAAGTTTTTTCAGCGCATCAGAGAACCCCTCCATATTATCATCGCGAAGCTGTTTCATCAAGTTATCCACGATGAGACGACACTCCGTGGCCAGCTTATTTCCCATCAGTGCCTGCTCGTCCAACTTATCCTTTAAGTCATTGAACTTCTCAAGAGCGTCCTCCTTGCGATCAGGGACTAAGGCATCCGGAAAGATCCTGGCCACTGGGATTGCAAGAAGTTCCTTGCACCTAGGAGTGAAGTCGGGACGAAGACCCTCCTGGGTACGACGCCAGATG